TTTCATCAGGCGGTGACTTGTTAAAATACGAAACACCTAAAATAAAAGGTCTACAGCAAACACACGATATTGCAAAGAAGACTGTAACAGTAGACTTTGCAGGAGACAAAGACGGAGTAGGCATAGATCAAAAAGCAACTTATGATATGAGTGGCAAACTTATAAGTAATGATAAAATATCAACTAAGTATATGGATTTTGGCGTAACTAATGACAGAGAAAAAGGTTACACAATAGACTATCAAATGAGTCCTGATACTAAAATATCAGCAAATAGCAAGACAGGTTTGTCAGTCAACAAGTAGAAAAAAGGTAAATACTAGCATGTTAATAAGAGAATTATTTAGAGAAGAAAAAGAAACTTGTTCATGTGATTGTGGATGCGGTAAACCAGTATGCGAATCTTGCGGTAAACCACATGCTAAAAAAGACATAAAGAAGAAGATTAAAGAATTTGCTACAAGTGGTGCTACTAGTACAAATGGTGGTGCCGGTGTTGCTAATCCAATTGTTGCATACGCAAAAATAGGGCGTGATCAAAACGGTGTACCAAAAGCAAAACAAGCACTAAACAAAGACGGTACTGCAAAGAACGCACAAGACATTAAAACTAATGTTTTTGGTGGTAAAACAGTTAAAAGACAAAAATAGGATAACACGATGAGAGAAAAAGACTTAAAAGAAAACGGTTTAGCTGACATGGCATACAAGGTTGAAAGAGACCACGAAGTGCAAATGGCTAGAGGCGATCTATATAAAGTTGCCAAGTATGCTATTAAACTACACGAAATGCTTAAAGGCGTAAGTGAAGAACAAGGACTTGAAGGTTGGGTACAAGCAAAGATTACTAAAGCCGCAGACTATTTAGGTAGTGTATATCATCATTTAGATTATGAAATGAAATTTGACGAAGTATCTGAATCTAAAAAAGCTGACAAATTTAAACCACATACTATGTATAAAGATGGTAAAAGTAAAAAAGCTAATACAGAAAAAGATCATAAAGACCTAGCAAAAAAAGGCTGGAGTCACGATAATCCAAAAACTAAAAAAGTTGAAGAATCAGAAGAAGCTACAATGACAGTTACTAATGCTGATAAGAATACAAATTCAAAAGCATGGCAAAGATATAAAGCAGGCGATCCAAAATACAAGTACGACAAAGATGCAGTTCCTGACAAACCAAAAACAAAGACTACAGATTCAAAATCATATGTAGATTTTTTGCAATCAAAATTAGACGAAGCAAAAGGTGTTTGTGCAGAGTGTGGTAACCCAAGTTACACAACATTAGGTTTATCAGAAGCAGAGTTAGATGAAGTAGCTGGTCCTGAAAAATGTTGGAAAGGCTATAAGAGAGCTGGAACACAAAAAGGTACTGGTAAAAACGCAGGCAAACGTGTTAACAAATGCGTTAAGGCCTAGCATGTCATGCAAAGTTTCAAGTCATCGATAGATGATTGGATACAAAACGTACTAAGCAAACCATCAAAAACATTTAATAACTTACCTCCATGTCCGTATGCTAAAAAGGCATGGCAAGATAATGCTGTACACACGCATTGGCTCGACGGTTCATTTGAAATTAATACTTGGGTAAGAGCAGAAATAGAAAATTATACATATCACTGGCCTAAAGGTAAAGAAGTAGTTATACTAGGCTTTGATTATGATCGAATATCTCCTGAACAACTAAGTAATATTATAGATGATACAAAGCCTATGCTTGATGAACGAGGTTATGTAGCACTTGAAGATCATCCTCTTGAAGTAGAGCAAGTACAAGATGTAAAACTTAATCAAGGTGAGTATGCTCTTGTTCTTTTGCAACCAAAAGACAAACTAGAAACAGCAAGGGAATGGTTAGAAAAGAAAGACTACTATAAGAATTGGACTAAAGAATACAAACAAGAGGTGCAAGAGCGTGAGTGACATATATGCTAGAATCAATTTATCTAAAACAAACTATAGGATGTCTAAATCAGCTGTACTGTTTGAAAATCCTCCAGTAGAACAACTACAAGAAATATACGATCAATACTGTAAGTACAAACAGTTTGAAAGTGTAATGCCTTTATTCAACGAAGACTTGTGTGCACCGCATTGTGATATAGTTGGATACTACAGCAATAAAGAACTAGTTGCGTTTAGTCACTATTATTGGTATAATTCAGATAATGTAGAAGCAATACAGTTTGCTTGGAACTACAAAAATCCTAAGTTATTCTTAGGTCTAAAGAGCCTACGCCACGAATGTGCGTATTACAAGGCCAAAGGTGTTAAGTACATATATGTTGGATATGCAGACGAATATAAGAAGCAGATGAACGGCTTTGAAATTTGTCCTCCAAGATAATTGGTAAAAATAACACTTGACAACACCCTAAAAATATAGTATAATACTACATAAACTAAGGAGAATCTTATGAGCGACAGAGTATATGGTGGCGACGAGAAGGCTAAACTAGAACGTTTAGTTAACGAAGGCGCTACAGTTATGAGAGAAATTGAAGATCTAAGCACAGGTCTTAAAGAAACTGTAAAAGCAGTAGCAGAAGAACTTGACATTAAGCCAAGTTTAATTAACAAAGCAATTAAAGTTGCCCATAAAGGTGATTGGGAAAAGGTTGCTGACGAATTTGACGATTTAGAAACACTAGTTGTCACTGTAGGGAAAGACAAGCCGTAATGCAAAAAGTAAAAGATTTTTGGATCAACAGTTACAAAAGTGATAAGGTTGCTTTTGGATTCGAATTAATAAGTTTCGTATTTACGGTCATAGCAAGTTTGACTTTGGCATTTAATGCTATTGATCCAAACATGCTAGTTATATATCCGTTCTTCTTTGTAGGATCGGTTACACAATGCTACGCGGCTGTACGCAGAGGTGCGGCATGGGTTATGTTACTAACGGGATATTTTGCTGTTATTAATGTAGTTGGATACGGGGTTGCGGCACTATGGTGGTAAAACCCTATCAATGGTTAGCGTGGGTCAGCACAGCATGTTTGCTAGTGGCCGCAACTCTAGCCGCTTTTAATGTTTACCCTTTTTATATATGGGCATTCATTGTAAGTAATAGTCTTTGGGTACTAATAGGTATCCTTTGGAAAGAGAACAGTTTAATAGTCCTTAATGCAGGACTAACCGTAATTTACATTGCGGGTTTGTTGTTCTAATAAATAATAGTAACGCCAAAGGCAATTGCCAGGCATGTAGAAGGTTAAGTTGGCCATAAGCAACGTAGGAAAAAGATGAAGTTAAGTTGTAGTACACTATACATACCTCAGCCGACCGCCATAAGACATGGCCCGCTTGGCTTTACTAAACAAACCACAAAACCTATTATTGATTATTTCCTTAAATTAAAAGAGGAAGAACAATATACTGTTGAGTCATGGAAGACTAACCACGAAATACATCTTGATCACGATATAATTAGTCCTTTACTAGACAAAATACATTTATGGTATTGCCATAATATTGTACGTCCAAGAGGTCCTAAGTTTATAACTGAACAAGTTTGGCACGAAACTAGTCAATTAAACATTGATGCAGAAGTATGGTTTCAAGAGAGCTTGCCCGGACAAGGTTGTCCACAACACGAACACGGTACACTAAGTCGTTACAGTTGGGTTTACTACTTAGACGTAGGCGAAAGTAACAATCCACTTACATTTGTTGAAATGCAGGAGTCTAAAAACGAAATCTTTCCGGTTGACGAAGTCAACTTACCAGTGTATAATGATATGGTAGTCATGTTTCCTAGTACCATACATCATAAAGTATATCCTGTAAACACAACAAGATATGTTTTAGCAGGAAACATTAATGACATTACTTACAGGGAGAATTAATTGAGTTACGTAGACGCATTATTTGATAGAGACAGTGACATTGTACGTGTTGTAGAACGCAAAGACGGCAAAAGAAAGTTTACTGAATATCCAATCAAATATACATTTTATTATGAAGACCAAAAAGGTAAATTTAAAAGTATCTACGGAGATCCAATTAGTAGAATTGTGTGTAAGAACACAAAAGAGTTTCGAAAAGAACTTGCTATTAACAAAGGCAAGAAGATGTTTGAAAGCGATATTAATCCTATCTTTCAATGCTTGAGTGAAAACTATCTTAATCAAGATGCACCCAAACTAAACATTGCGTTCTTTGATATTGAGACTGACTTTGATCCAGAGCGTGGCTTTGCTGATCCTGCAGATCCTTTTATGCCTATTACTTCTATCTCTGTATACTTACAGTGGATGGAAACAATGATATGTTTGGCAGTACCGCCCAAGACACTTACTATGGAACAAGCTAAAAAAGAACTTGAAGGTATTGACAATGTAATGCTGTTTGAAAAAGAAGGTGAAATGATTGACACTTTCTTAACACTAATTGAAGATGCTGATATTTTATCAGGCTGGAACAGCGAAGGTTATGATATTCCGTACACAGTAAACAGAACTAGTCGTGTATTGAGTAAAGACGACACACGTAGATTCTGTTTGTGGGGTCAACTTCCTAAGAAACGTGAATATGAGAAATATGGTAAATCAGCTGTAACCTTTGACCTAATAGGTAGAGTGCATCTAGATAGTTTAGAATTATATCGTAAATACACGTATGAAGAAAGACACACATATAGACTTGATGCAATTGGCGAGATTGAAGTTGGAGAAAACAAAGTTCCATATGAAGGCACTTTGGATCAACTGTACAACAATGACTTTAGAAAGTTCATTGAATACAACATTCAAGATACCGCACTACTGGACAAGCTGGACAAAAAGCTAAGATTTATTGATCTAAGTAACGAACTAGCTCATGCAAATACTGTTTTGCTACAGACCACTATGGGTGCTGTCGCAGTTACAGAACAAGCGATTGTTAATGAAGCACATAGACGTGGTATGCAAGTACCTAATCGTCCGCACCGTGATGACGAGAACACACAGGCCGCAGGTGCCTATGTAGCATTTCCTAAAAAAGGTTTGCACAAATGGATTGCTAGTATGGACTTGAACAGTCTGTATCCTAGTGTTATTCGTGCATTGAATATGGATCCAGCAACAGTTGTTGGACAGCTACGTCCAGACATTTCAGATGCTCGTGTAAAAGAAGATATGGGACTTAAAAAGAAATCCTTTGCAGGTAGTTGGGAAGGACGTTTTAGTACAGAAGAATATGAAGCAGTTATGGAACAAAAACGTGATACTGCATTAACTGTGGAGTGGGAGAACGGACAAAGTGATGTATTGTCAGGTGCAGAGATTTATAAACTTGTATTTGATAGCAATCAACCTTGGATGCTTAGTGCTAATGGTACTATTTTTACAACAGAACACGAAGGTGTTATACCTGGACTACTAAAACGTTGGTACAGTGAACGTAAAGAACTACAAGCAATGTTAAAGAAGGCTAAGGACGCCGGCAATGCTACAGAGATTGAGTACTGGGACAAAAGACAGCTGGTTAAGAAGATTAACTTGAACAGTTTGTATGGTGCTATCCTTAATCCTGGGTGTAGATTCTTTGATAAGCGTATAGGACAGTCAACTACACTGTCAGGTCGTACTATTGTTAAGCACATGAGTGCTGAAGCAAATAAAGTTATTACAGGTACGTATGATCATGTAGGTGATGCTGTTATATATGGTGATACAGACTCTGTTTACTTTAGTGCTTACCCAACTCTTAAAGAAGGTATTGACAAAGGAGACATTCCTTGGAGTACTGAAAATGCTATTAAACTTTATGATCAAGTAAGTGAAGCAGTTGACAGTACGTTTACAGACTTTATGTTAGAAGCGTTCCATTGTCCAAAGAGTCGTGCAGATGTTATTGCGGCAGGTAGAGAGATTGTTGCAAAGAGTGGATTATATATTACTAAAAAACGTTATGCGGCACTAGTAATTGATAATGAAGGCTTTAGAACAGATGAAGATGGTAAGCCAGGTAAGGTAAAAGCAATGGGTTTGGACTTGCGTAGATCAGATACACCTGTGTTTATGCAGGAGTTTTTAAGCGAGCTATTACTTATGGTACTTACTGATGTTGAAGAAAGAAAAGTATTAGATCGTATCACAGAGTTTCGTAAGGAATTTAAATTACGTCCAGGTTATGAAAAAGGTGCACCTAAACGTGCAAACAAAGTTGGACACTATCAGCGTCTTGAAGAAAAGCAAGGCAAAGCAAACATGCCCGGACACGTAAGAGCAAGTATCAACTGGAATACACTTAAACGTATGAACGGTGACAAGTACTCACAAGAAATTGTAGACGGTATGAAAGTTATTGTTTGTAAACTAAAACAGAATCCGTTGGGTTACACAAGTGTTGCGTATCCTACAGATGAATTACGTATTCCGGATTGGTTTAAAGAACTGCCATTTGATGGCGATGCTATGGAAGCAACTATTATTGATAACAAACTAGATAACCTAATTGGTGTTCTAAACTATGATTTAGAAGACACTAAACAGAAC